CAAGGTCGCGAAAGGACCATGCGGCGGTGTCGTCACCGCAATCGTGGTGCCGTCGTTGTTGTCGCTCGCGCCGGGGCCGCCGATATAATAGTCCAGCGACGCGGTCAGGAAAACCGGAGCGCCGGGAATGCCCGGTGCCGAGCCAACCGCGTTAGACCATGCGAGCTGAAAATACGTGCCGTCGAAGGCGAGACATCCGATTGCACCTTTGCGTATTTCCAGCGGATTAAGCGGCGAGCGATCAGTCGGGTGGACGATCTGGACAAATGGCAGGCCACTGATGCTTGCGCTGGAAGGTCCGGTGTTGTCGTTCGCAAAGATGGTGATGAACTGCATGCCGCGCTGTAAAGCGAGCACTGGCGGATTGACCGAGATCGATACCTGATTTGCCGCGCCAGTGTCGTCGCCGTAGATCAATCGCCCGCATTGAACGCCCTTCGCCAACTGATGCAGATCACCATCATCGGGCACGATGCCAGCGTCGCTAATCAGATTGACGATTTCGCGCTGTGGAAACTCGATGCTCGCCGCAGGCGGGATCGAACCAGCGCGACCGACCGAAGGATCGCCGTTAATATAAGGACCGTTCGGGTCGGTGATGCCGTAAGGCTGATGATATTTCATTCGACGCGCGTCCTCTCCTTCCGAAGGCAGGCACATGCCTTCAGATTGTCGGGTCAACAGAAGTGATCGATTTGCTTTACGGTGTTCCGGCCATCGGATCGCTTGGCGGACCAACACCGGAATAATCAAACAACGCTATCGTGTGCGCTGGCTTGTAACGATTGATCAGACATTCAAGATCATTGGCGATGCCGATGCGCAGGTGAGGATCAATGCCACACTGACCTGACGCAGAACGAAACCACATCAGGCTCGCTGCATGCACGTGCACGACGAAATAATAACGATTTTCTATTGGACCAAGACCGTAATTCGGCCATTCACTCAGCTCGCCGTCAGCAACCGGAGTGCCGTTCGGATTGAGGATGATCTGGCCCCATTGATTATGCATCGGGTCAGAACCATCGCCATAAACACGGTTGTCTCCGCAGGCATCCAACCCGACCATGAACGGCCGAAACTCAGAGATCGTGATGTTATAATCAATCTGCGCCGAGATATTGATCAGGAATTGCCGAGACTGGCCACCCTGCATCGTCATACGCTGCACAAGCGCGATTTGCCGAGCTTGGATTGACTGCGGCGTCTGCATACAAGGATCGGGCAACCCCCAATTACGTTCCCAATCCGGTAACAGCTCAACCGTTTTCCGTGGATCGCTTTCGATCTCTAGCAAGTCAGCGGCGCGACCGTCGACAAATTCCCACACACACGATAAGCCATGAACGACTTGCATCGTTATCGACTCACTCCAGCGCGGCCACGCCAATCCGAATGGCAACAGATCGGCAAACGCTTCGGTGTAGTCAGCGCAATATCGGCGAATGTGCCTGTCAGGCATAATAAATTGTCCCGATGAAAGGCATATAGCCAACTTCGGGCATCGGCGTTGTGTCGAAATCCAATTCGAAGAAATTAACGCCTACTGTGCCAGCGATAGCTTCTTCGACCCATGTACGATACATGGTTTGACCCGGCTTCGATTTCTCAAACTCCATTTCCTCGATGGAGTTCTGGATGCGAGCACGAACGTCCGGTGTGTCTTGATCGAGAGTTGATATCGTAATGCTGTAGAAAAACGGCACTGGTGCTTCGACAAACATATCCTTCACCGTCACAGGGCGCACGGTGTCGATGTAGTCGTGAACAACAATACAATCATCTGGCGTAGGCAGTCCGCGATTATCCGCGCGCAGATCGTCCATCATGAACCGAACAGTCATGGTACCCGGCCCCATCTCGGGAGCGGCCCACGCACGCGTCACACCGGGCACTGACAATGCCCACGAAATATAATCAGCTTCCGAACCACCCATTGGCGGGTTGCGAATACGAAACAGAATGCGAGCGCGCAACTCGTCATCCGTTTCTGTGTCGGCACCACCTGTCAGCTCAATGACAGTTGCCTGCGCATCGATGCCAGAGATCGGCGAAATGAAGTCAGCACTGGTCCCGTTATCAGCATTGCCAATAGCGCCTGCGGTCAACGAGCGCACAGGCACAATGGCTGGATCAGTCCCCATCGTTATATCAGCGGTCGTCTCATAGGTGATGCCGAGAATGTCGAGTTGTGTCGCGGCAGGAATGACAAAGCCTTGCTGCCCGGTTGCGCTAACCGTTCCTTGCGCATAGGTCGCAGCTTTCCGACCCGTGGTGCCGTCCGCATTGACCAGCCAGATGTTGCCGTGACGATCAAGCCATTCAGTCTCGGCTGTATCCGGCAACAACTGCTGCGACAACCAATCGATATAGCGCAACACCAGATGTGCCAGTCCGGCCATGGCGTCCGACATCACGCGCAGCACGGAATTGGCAATCAGTACCGCACCAGACAACGCAGCCGTCACATCGTTTCGAACCATCTCCCGAACAGTTCGCAACGGCGGTGTTGTCCAAGGCATTCACATTTGCTCCCACAGCATCTGAAAGCGCAGCGCGATATCTTCCTTCGGCCCACGGAAAATGCGCACATGCACATAGATGCGATCCAGCATCGGCGTCGGTCGAATACTGATGACCTCGAAAGACGTGAAAACCTTTTGATCAACGAACGGCTGCAGGCAATTGACGGTGAAGTCACGCGCACGCTGTACAGTAGGACCTTCAGAAGAAACGCTGTCGGTGATCTTGGCGCGACGTAACAGCCAGTGACGCCCACCTATCGGCCAACCACCCCAGATTTCCTGCGCCTGATAATCACCCCACCAACCTTGCCGGTCTGTGCTGTCGGGGTCTGGCAACACATCTTCGTCGTTCGCGAGACCATTGGTGCCAAGCGCAACACGAACAGCAGTCGCCAATTCTTCCGTGGTGTCGAGTTGACCAGTCGGTAACAACAGCATGTCCATGGTCATCGCCTCTAGGCTGACGACCTCGACAAGCCGGATATCCGTCATGCACTAAGACCCACTATTGCGCGCGGCATGAATGCCGGGTGCACCACTTTGTTTTCGTCGACGAGTTCTTCCCAACGCGACGCGTCCTGATAAATCAAGTTGGCTAGACTGAGTGCTGGCCAAGATGTGTTGAGATTGAACTGCACCAGACGCGGCAAAGTCAGTGCTGTCGCGCTGAGATAATTGACGATGCTACCAGCAAGGTAAGTCAAATTCTGATACGTGGCGCTGTCCATGCGTTCAGCAGCATTGTCACGCGCAAGATTAAAAGCCGCCGTGATGCGGCTCATCGTCTGTTGCACATCGTCACGTGATTTGAACGTCGTACCTGTGATCAGGATACATTCCGTCGTCAGGCAATATTGAATTGCGCTGTCATACACCATGGTTGTCAACGGACCGACCGGCGTCAACGCCGTGATCTGATCACGAACAGACGCCACAAGATCAGCCGTGATCGGCAGTGTGCGAGCAACCACAAAACAGTTGTAGAGATTTGTGCCAAACACATTGTCGGCCAAATATTGCAAGCCATCCACATTCACCAGACCGACCAGCCGCCGCAGCTCTGCAGCTTGCGAACCCTTCGCCGACACCATCTGCAAAATGAGTTTGCAGATATCGCTGATCATCGCAGTCAGCGTCTGTTCTTCACTCTTGATGCTCATAGGTCGCTCGGCGCGTAGAACGGCAAATCCGGTGCGGCGTTGGCATTGGCGGTCGTGGCATCGTCAGTGGCTTGCGCCTGACTTTGCACCTGAGATGTCGTGTTGACCGTTTGCACCGAATTGCCCGCGCTACCAGCTTCGACGAACTGCATTTCAAACTCAGTAAAGCCACCGCGCGTGCGGTTCTCCATCATGGTGAAGCGCTCACACATCACCATCCAACCACCGGGACAGAACACCGGGTGGATGAGCCTGCCGGGATCGTCATTCTCCAGCGCGTTGTAAAGCGCGAACCGCTGGCTGGTGTATTCATAGAGCGCGTTCGACGGCCGATAGATCAAATAACCCTGAAAATGAAAGCGCCGCGCTGATCGCCCCATGTCTTCAGCATAAGGATCGTTGCGTTTCGGATATTCATGCACAACGGTGCGTCGGCCGCTCATCCGCGCGCCGGTCTCGACATGGAACATCACATTCCGGAACGACGCCTGCTGCATCAGCATGTCGCGCCACGGATTGTGGAAGTCGCTGATCTGGCTCATCGTGCCTCTAGCGCGGCAATTCGTCGTTCAAGCGCGGCAATGCGATCCATCACCGTCAGCGGCTCTAGGTCTTCCGAAGTTGGCGGTCCCGGTTTCGGCGCGTTGACCAGCACGGCACCTGAGCCACTGGTCTCAGTCGTCATGCCGACACTGCCATTCACGCCGTAAACCGGATGACTGGCACTGTCGGTGCCAAGATGCATCTCGCCCGTGAATGACCACTTCGTGCCCTGCTTGTCGTAATAACCGACAACGCTACCACCAACCCTGAACTCGATCCGGCTACTGGTGCAGCGTATCTCGGTGTTGACTTGCTCGCCTTCGTGTTGGTACGGCTGCGAGCTGCTGCCGCCGCCGCTACTACTGCCGCCACCACTTTGATCGCTGCTACCAACCTTGCGATCCTGCGGCTTCTTGTTGACATGACGAATGCTGGCGTAGCGCTCTTTTTGCTGTTGCCCACCACTGGCACCTGTCGCCCGCGCCGAAATCGACAAATCGGGCTTGACCTCAACTGCACTAGCGCCAGAGCCGCCAGCGCCAGAAGCCGACCCACCGCCGCCGCTAGCACCGCCGCTGTTGTCATACTTCGGATTGTTGGTGACGACGATGAAAGAGCCGTCGTCATTGTGATAGAACATCTGCCCGCTGCCACTCGCGGCATAAAGCGCGGTCGCACCTTCCGGCACTTTGTACGGACGCACGCGCCGGTCATCCACCATGGCGATAGGGTGCGAGCGCGAACCACCGAGATACATCATCACGGCTTCAGCGGCATTGCCTT